TAGCTGGTACTTTCCTTAAAAATAAAGCTGCTGAAAAGCAAGCTGTACATGAATCCAAGTTACGCCGTATTACAAATGACGGTGATTGGGAAACTCAACAAGCTGCTGCCTCACAAACCTCATGGAAAGATGAATGGTTTGCTGTAGTTTTAAGTTTGCCATTGATAGGTGCTTTTATACCTTCTATGGTTCCCTACGTTGAACAAGGATTTACTGTATTGTCTACTATGCCTGATTACTACAAAGCCTTCCTAGGTGGTGCTATAGCTGCAAGTTTTGGTATTAAAACCTTGTCTACTTGGGGTAAATAATGAGCGTACCATCTTGGGCTGACTACCGTAGATCTTTAGAAGAAGGTGCTGATTACGCAAGCATTAACGATGTAGATGCTGTAGATGATTATTACGATAACTTGTTTAATGAAGCATTTACTGTCACACCTTTCTTTAATACTGAGTTTGATTTTGGAGGAGAAGGAGGGGCTTACTCTAGCGGCACAGTAGCTGGGTCTGGCAGGCCTTCTCTTTCGTATTATGAATACTCCTCTATTACAGACAATACCCCTGCTTACCTACGAGATTTTGGTAGATCTTCTGCTACTGTAGATAAAACAGTACAGGCTTACTCTGCTGTAAAAGATTTATCTTCTACTGAAGAACTAGCATCAGCTTTAAGTTCTTACTATGGTTACGATATTGCAGCCAGTGGTCAGGCTTTTAGTAAATCTGATTTTGGTGGTAACTTAGGTGAGCACACAAGTTCTTCAGACTCTGAACTAAAACAGTTTCATTCTCTTGTAGAACCCATTCTTAAAGACCAAGTAACTTATTTACAAGCTACTCAAAATCTAAGCTATCAAGATGCTTTAATGACTGCTTATCAAAGTGACCCTATGTTACAGGCACTTTACCATAAGTATGACGTTAAACCTGTTAGACAGACTTCCGATGGTTCTTCTTATCTCTATGATCCTTTCAGCTTTGGTGAGATAAGAACCTTTGAGTCTAAAGATCCGGGATTTATGGATATAGCTTCTAACTTTATGGTAGCTACAATTGTTGGAAGTTTTTTAGGGGTGCCAGCAGAGGCTCTAGTAGCAAAAGCAGGTATATCAGGTGCTGCGGCATCTACAGCAGCAACTATGGGAGCTAGTGCCGCTACTGCACAGCTACTAGGAGGAGATCCTCTTACAGCGGCTTTGTTTGCTGGAATACCTATTGGTGATATACCTATTCCTTTAACTGGTAAAATTAGAGATTTACTAGGCTCTATTGACCCAATGATAGGAAGAAGCGGTTCTACTAATATAACACTAAGCGAATTAACTGGCGGCAATATTGACTTTTATGTAGGCGGCTCTCCTTTAGCAATAGCTATACAACAGGGGCTAGCGGGTTCAACCGCTGGAGGATTAGGTACAAAAGTAGGGTCTACAGGAGTAGGGCCAGACTTTAATCCTTACATCAATAACATTGCTGCTTCTGTTGCTGGTACTACTATAGAAGAAGAAGAAGAACAATACAACATTGATTTAGCGGCTTCTATAGCTGCTGCTAAGGCTGCTCAAGATTCAGCAGATGCTAAGGCTGCTGCAGACGCTAAGGCTGCTGCAGACGCTAAGGCTGCTGCAGACGCTAAGGCTGCAGCAGATGCTAAAGATGCAGCAGATGCTAAGGCTGCTAAAGATGCAGCAGATGCTAAAGCTGCTAAAGATGCAGCAGATGCTAAAGCTGCTAAAGATGCAGCAGATGCTAAAGCTGCTAAAGATGCAGCAGATGCTAAAGCTGCTAAAGATGCAGCAGATGCTAAAGCTGCTAAAGACAAAGCAGATAAGGCTGCTAAAGATGCTGCTGATGCTAAAGCTAAAAAGGCTGCTGATGCTAAAGCTAAAGCTGATAAAGCCGCTGCTGATAAAATTGCTGCTGACTTAGCTCAAGAAAGAGCCGATGCTGCAAAAGCTGAGGCTGAAAGAGTAGCTAAGGAAGCTGAAGCTAAAAGATTAGCTGCTGCTGCTGAAGCTAAAAGATTAGCTGACATTGAAGCTAAAAGATTAGCAGAAGAAGCTAGACTTGCTGAAGAAGCTAGGCTTGCTGAAGAAGCTAGGCTTGCTGAGGAAGCTAGACTACAGAAAGTATACGATTCCCTTGATACTCTTAAAAATAAGATAGGTCAGGAAAAGTATGATAGAGCTTCTGTTTCAAACAAAACTTTAAGTACTGAACTTTTACATCAAGGTCTTATAGATGAACATGAAGCAGTTTTTGGAACAAGAGAAGCCTTATCTGAAAGGTATAGAGATTGGCAGGCCGCTAAAAAAGGCGAAGCACCCTTTGACACGACTTTTCTTAGGACGCAAGCAGACCAAGAATGGCGAGATCTTCAAGGGAATTTAATTTTTCCTGACACTGACCGTAAGTACACAGATAGAATTAAAAGAGAGTTTACAGATGAGGAAGGCAATAAGTGGTCTTCAATGGAGAACTTATTTGAAAGAGCAATTGAAGGCACAGCATTAAAAGTTCAAAAGTTTCCTGATGGTACTTATGGACAGGTAGAAATAGTTGATGCAGAGGTAGAAAGAGAACTTCCTCAAGAAGTTTTTGACAGATTAACAGAAGTAAGTGGTATTGACGCTGGAGGAGGTGGTGGAGCCGCAGATACTCCAGAAACTAATTTAGAGGCTCCTGAGTTTGACGATATAACTGATGACACTACAGTAGATGCCCCTAGTGTAGATCCAACAGTAGACCCTGTTGTAGCACCTCCGTCTACAGAAGCTGGTATTTCAGGGGAAAGCCCTAATACTAGTGATTCTTCAGCACCTGATGAATCTGCTACTTCCAACGAAGACCAAACTGACATATCTTTGTTATTTGGTATTGATAACCCTAATGTAATAAACAACAGCGGTGTTACAGGTGGTGGTATGCTATCTTCAACAGGAAACCAAGGGGATTCAGGTACTACAGGTACAGGAACCACAGGCACTACAGGCACTACAGGCACCTCTGGAACCTCTGGAACTACCGGAACTACAGGTACAGGAACAGGTACTACAGGAGGAGGCGCTGGGTCTACAGGCTCTACAGGGACTACAGGCGGTGGTACAGGGGGAGGAGGTACAGGATCTTTAGCTACTACTGGTGGCACTTCAGGCACTACAGATGGTTCAGGTGCTGCTGGGGGTGCAGGAGGTGCCGGTGGAACCGCTAGTGGCGGTACTGCTTCAGGTGGTGGGGCAGGTAATGCAGGACAAGGAGACGCTGTTGGAGGAGGTACAGGCACAGGCACTGGATCTGGTAGCGGTAGTGGTTCAGGTAGTGGCTCTGGTAGCGGTAGCGGCTCTGGGAGCGGTTCTGGGTCTGGAAGCGGGTCAGGCAGTGGTATGTTTGGAGGCGGGGGAGTAACTGACTTAGTGTTTGGTGACTACATGAATAAATACCAAGCACCAGAGTTACTAGAGCGTGCATTACCTCTACAGGGTTATCAAGCACCACAAGGTTTATTTAGAGGAATAATTTAATGGCTACAACGTATCTAAATTTAATGAACGGTGTACTGAGAAGGCTTAGAGAAGAAGAAGTAGCTGATGTTACTGAAACAGCTTACTCTAAAATGGTAGGGGACTACATCAATGACGCTAAGAGTTTAGTACAGGACTCACATGCTTGGTCTACCCTACGCAAAACTATAGTTGTACCTACAGTAGCAGATACTACAGAATATAGCTTGACAGGAGCAGGAGAACGTGTTAAACTATACAGTGCCATTAACGACACCTCTAACTTCTTTATGCACTATGAGTCTCCTAACTGGTTTAACAATGCTTACTACATCTCAGGGGAAGTCACAGGCACTCCAGACTCCTACACGTTTAGTGGTGTAGATTCTAATGACGATACTAAAGTAAGAGTATACCCTAAGCCATCCGGTGTGTTCTCACTACGCTTTGATGTGTGCTCTAGAGAACCTGATTTAGCTGTTGATTCAGACACTACTGTACTACCGGCTATGGCTATTATACACAACGCTGTAGCTTTGCTTGCTAGAGAGCGTGGTGAGACTGGCGGCACTACTACACAAGATTATTTTATTATTGCTGACAAACATCTTAGTGATGCGATTGCACAGGACGCATATAAGAACCCTGAAGAATTTATCTACACGGTACAATAATGGCACAGCAAAGAGAAAACATATACATTGGTGCTCCAGGATTTAGAGGTATCAATACTCAAGATGCTCCTGTAGGTCAGGATGCTTCTTATGCTTCTATAGCAGAGAATGCAGTCATTGACAGCTTTGGGCGCATAGGTGCTAGAAAAGGTATCAATCTTTTAACTAGCAGTGCTACTCCTTTAGGGTCTAGTGTTGGCGTAGAGAACCTATTCCAGTATGTAGATTACAGTGGCACAACTGTAGTGTTCTCTACTGGTAACAATAAGATATTTACAGGCACCTCTAGCCTTACAGACATAACTCCAAGTGGCTATACAGTATCAGCTAACAATTGGAAGATTATAAACTTTGCTAACCATGCGTACTTTTGGCAGTCAGCGCATGAGCCTCTGATATATACAGATGAGTCTGGCTCCGGTGTACTAGCAGCTATGAGTGACCACAGTCATGCTACAGGTACACCACCAGAGGCTAATGAAGCTCTAGCGGCTTTTGGTAGGATTTGGGCTGCTGACGTTGTAAACAATAAACATACTGTCTATTGGTCTGATAGTCTTAATGGTCATGCGTGGACAGGGGGCAGCACAGGTAGCTTAGACGTTACATCTGTATGGCCTACAGGACATGATGAGATTACTGCACTAGCAGAGTTTAATGACCTATTGGTTATCTTTGGTAAGCGTAGCATACTACTGTACTCCGGTGCTTCCTCACCTTCTAATATGACGCTACAGGACACTATTACAAACATAGGCTGTGTAGCTAGAGACAGCGTACAGTCTACAGGCTCAGACTTGTTTTTCTTATCTAGCTCTGGTGTCCGTAGTTTAGGTAGAGTTATACAAGAGAAATCTAACCCTATTGGAGATGTCTCTAGGAGCATTAGAGATGAACTTGTTTATAACACTACTCTTGAAACAGGTAACATTAAATCTGTATACAGCGTAGAGAATGCTTTTTATCTTTTAATCTTCCCTGTAACCGCTAAGATTGTTTACTGCTTTGATGTAAGAAGTAAGCTAGAGGACGGAAGTAACAGAGTTACAACATGGCCTACTACTGGTATCTTAACGGCTGCTAGAGATGACGTTGGAGGAGAGCTATACTTTGGTGGTGTATCCGGTGTATCTAGATACTTTGGATATTTAGACAACACTAGCACTTACATAATGAAGTACTACACACAGCCTCTAGCTTTTGGTGATCCTTCCAGAGTAAAGATGCTAAAAGAAATTAACTTAACTCTTATAGGTGGGTCAGGAAGTCAGCTAGTAGCTAACTGGGCCTATGACTATACAGAAGGCTATAGTAAGCAAGCGTTTACTGTAGCCACAAGTTTGATAGCTGAGTATGGAGTAGCAGAGTATAACGTAGCAGCTTCAGAGTACAGTGCAACTATTGTTATTGACGTTGCAAAGTTAAAAGCTAGAGGATCAGGTAAGGTAGCTACTATTGGTATAGACGCTACAATAGACGGCAGAGCATTGTCCATACAAGAACTAAATACAGAAGCTATTATAGGTAGACTAATTTAATGAGTAATTATACAAAAACAACTAACTTTGCAGCTAAAGATTCGTTACCTTCAGGCAATGCTGGAAAGATTGTAAAAGG